GCCTATAAGTATAATCTTATTGACGATAAAGGCAACTTCTTAAAAGATAGAAATAGATTTACACCCCAAGAAAGACAGATTCTTGGTATATTTGATGTAATGGTGATAAACTTAAAGAAGATAATTTCTAAAATTCCTGGTGGTGCAACTAGACTTGGAACTATAGCTGCAGCTATGTTTCTTTTAAAGTCTAAACCTATCAGAGAAGATATATCATATGAAGAACTTGATGCATTAGTCGAACAGGAATTTTATCAAATATTTGATACTATTAAACATTTGAATGAGGATGGTGTTGCTGCAATCAACACAGCAGGTTCTGGTGACATAGCTGGACTTGGTCAACCTCCTGGATCATACAAAGGTGAGCCTGGTGTTTCTGTAGCAGCTCAAAAGAAACATCAGAAAAAAGCATCTGATAGTTTACAACCTTTCCTTGCTCAGCTTAGAAGAGCAAAAGCAATGACACAATCAGAACAGATTGTTCAAGGATCGCAAAATACAGTTGGTGTACAAACAAAGAAGGCAAGTAAGTCTTCTACAGAAAACATCACAGTACAAAATAAAGTAGCAGAGAGTTTAACAGAAGAAACTACTCTACAATATCACAAACAATTAAATCCTAAAATTTGGGATACAGTTGGTGAACTTAAACAAGATGTAAAAGATAAGTTGATACAGATAGCTGATGCCTGGGTTGCTTTTGCAAAAATATCTCCAGACTTAATTTATGATGTTGTAATTACAGGTGGTAATGTTAATTACAATTATACACCAAACTCAGATATTGATTTACATGTTGTTATGTCTAGATCAGCAATTAATCCTGATAGAGCATTTGTTGATGAATATCTTCAAGATAAAAAAATTCTTTGGACTCTACAACATCCAGACATTTCTATCTATGGCTATCCAGTAGAGCTGTATGCTCAAGATACTGATGAAAAACCTCATGCCAATCAAGGCGTTTATTCTTTGATTCAGAATAGATGGATAGCAAGACCTCAGATGCTAGATCTTAACTTTGAAAACGATTATCATCTACAGAAGAAAGTTCAATTTTACAAAGATATGATTGACAAAATGGTTGACGATAATGCTAGTGACGACACTATAGAAATTCTCAAAGATAAGATTAAAAAAATGCGTGGTGACTCAATTGCCAAAGAAGGCGAGTTTGCATTTGGCAATCTTATTTTCAAAGAACTTCGTAATGCTGGTTACCTAGACAAACTTAATGACTATAAGAAAACTAAACAAGATAAAATTTTATCATTAGGAAGACCTTGATGCCTTTTATTGGTTTCTTTTTAAACAATCGTATCGGACAATTTATAGGTATTGCTATATTATTGTCTGGTGCATTCTTTTCATGGCTAGCCGTTCATGATCACAATTTATGGAACGAAGCTACCAATAAATTTAATGAAATGCAACAAGAAATTATTGCGAAAAAAGAACAATTGTTTAATCAGCAAACAGAGGTTATTAAAGAGAATGCAGATAAATTAAAAGAAGAAGCTGCACAAAAAGAAGCAGAAGCTAAAAAACAACTAGAAGAAATTGAGAGAAAAGCTGACGAGGAAACCAAGCCAGTCACTCCAACAGAAAAACCAGTTTCTGATGATGCTTCTCCTTATCTAAAAAGTATTGTTAAACAACTTGATGCAACTTATGGTGAGAAAAAGAAATGAAGAAGTTAATTTTATTATTGCCACTCTTACTCACAGGTTGCTCACAAACTGCAGTACAATTAATTGCACCAGAATACAAAGTAATAAAAGCACCAGACGATATGTACAATTGTCCTGTTGAAACAAAGTTTCCCAAAGCTGATACTTTGACAAATAAACAAGTTGGCCAACTTATTCTTAAATTACAAAAGAATAACATTACTTGTAAGCAAAAGATAGAAGCTGTCAAACAATTTTATGATGATGCCGAAAAAACATTATCAGAACAAAAATAATAGTTGACATTTCAAACGGTTAGTATATAATAACTCTGTTCACTAATAGGATAGAGTTACATGAGTACATTATGGATAGATCAGAAATATGCCTCACTTGTTGGTACACAACTTGAGCAGTTCAAGGTAGTAAAATCAAAGCCTTATATTGCAAAGTTCCGTTGCCCAATTTGCGGAGACTCACAGAAGAATAGGTTTAAGACACGTGGACATTTTTACGAGCATAATGGACACATCAATTTTAAGTGTTTTAATTGTAGCGCTAGTACTTCTTTATCCAACTTCATAAAGACACAAAATCACTCATTACATACCGAATATAAGCTAGAAATCCTTAGAGAATCTGGCAATAATATTATTCAAGAAGTAGAACAAATATTTACACCTGCTATAGAAAAATTTTCTAGCAGACGTATAGATTCCTTTGAACCTTTCAAGGAATTGAAGAAAATTTCTCAACTCAAGCCTAATCATCCCGCAAAACTATATGTTTTGCAAAGAAAAATTCCTTCTCACACTCATTACCGAATTTACTATTCTCATATATACTACCACTGGGTTAACTCGATACTGCCAGGCAAGTTTAGCGAGAAAGCAATCGCCCTTGATGAGCCACGTATAGTTTTCCCATTCATTGATTCCAAAGGCTATGTTTTTGGGTTTACTGGGCGTTCACTTAGTAAATCGACTAACATGCGCTATTCAACAATTATCTTAGACGAGACAAAAGAAAAGGTATTTGGACTAGAGACAATTAATAAGGACAGAAATGTCTATGTTGTTGAAGGTCCAATTGATAGCCTTTTTTTAGATAATTGTATTGCAATGGCTGGAGCTGATATTAACTTGAATAATATTGCAGATAGAGATAAGATAGTAGTAATATATGACAATGAGCCAAGGAATACAGAAATTGTTAAGAAGATTTCCAAAGCAGTTGATCAAGGTTACAAAGTCTGTATCTGGCCAGATTTTATTGAACACAAAGATATAAATGATATGGTTTTAAAGCAGGATCTATCCGGTCCTGCTATTCAATCTATTATTGACTCGAATACATTTTCTGGTCTTTCTGCAAAGATGAGACTTCAACAGTGGAGTAAAGTTTAATGGATAAAGTTTCATTATTTTCAAGTTTATTAGCTACTGATAAACTATCTGTTGACAATCTCAGTCTCGAGATGTTTGCATATGAGCAAATGAGAATGACGGATGGTCGTAAGTATACAAATAGAGGAGGATGGCAGAGTAATTTCATCGATGATCTTCCTCAAGTACAGCCATTGATTGAACAAATAAATCAAAGATTAGAACAATTGAGAGATGATGTAAAATTTATAGATCAAGCATTTCTTAGAGTAGAAAGTATGTGGATTAACATAAACCATCCATATAGTTATAACTCTAATCATATTCATCCTAATTCATACATCTCTGGTGTATATTATGTTAAGGTTCCTGAAAATTCTGGTAATCTAGTTTTAAGACATCCTTCTAATCTAATATCAATCTTTACACCATCAGATGTTATAAAGCAGTTTAATACAATGAATAGTTCAAAATGGAACATTATACCTAACGATGGTGATCTAGTAATGTTTCCTAGTTGGATTGAGCATGAAGTTACACAAAATATATCAGGCGAAGATAGAATATCTTTCGCTTTCAATACAAGTTTTTTTGCAAAGAAATAATAAAAACAAAGAGGTCTACAATGGTTGCAGTTTACAAAGATACAAAGAAGCTACTTTCTGATGCCAAGTTTTATGAAGGTTACGCTCGTTACATAGAAGAAGAAAATCGTTACGAAACATGGTCAGAAGCTGTTAACCGTGTAATGAAAATGCACTCTGGTTTTTATGCAGACAAGATGTCATCTAAGTTGATGGCTTATATGGATGAAGCTGCAACTGCATATAAACAAAAGTTGGTGCTTGGAGCACAACGTGCTTTACAATTTGGTGGTGAGCAACTATTCAAGCATCAGATGAGAATGTATAACTGCACATCATCATATGCAGATCGTCCTGAGTTCTTTGGTGAAGTATTCTATATTCTTCTTTGTGGCGCAGGTGCTGGATTCTCAGTTCAAGCTCATCACGTTGGTAAGCTTCCTAAACTTATTCATCGTACCAAGGCTCCAAAGCTACACACCGTAGAAGATAGTATTGAAGGATGGGCAACTGCACTTGACGTTCTTATGTCATCATTCTTTGAGAACGGAGGTAAGTATCCTGAGTATGCAGGACGTAAGGTGGCATTTGATCTTTCTCTTGTTCGTCCAAAAGGTTCTAAGATTTCTGGTGGATTCAAGGCACCAGGACCTGAACCTCTTCGTCGTTCACTCGATCGCATTGAATATATTCTAACCGGACTTACTCTTAATGAGAAGTCATCATCTCTAAGGCCAATCCATGTTTACGATATTGTTATGCATGCTGCTGATGCAGTTCTCGCTGGCGGGGTCCGCCGTTCTGCTACTATCTGTCTTTTCTCTGCAGACGATCAAGAGATGGCATCTGCTAAGACTGGTAATTGGTATATTGATAATCCACAGCGTGGTCGTTCTAACAATAGTGCTGTTATTGTTCGAAATGAAATAACTAAAGAGCAATTTGCAAACCTTATGACATCAATTAAGCAGTTTGGTGAACCAGGTTTCTTCTTTGTTGATGATAAAGATATTACAACAAATCCATGCGTTGAAATCGGTATGTATCCTCAGATTGATGGTAAGTCTGGATGGCAGGGATGCAATCTAACTGAGATTAATGGTGGTATGTGTGATAATGAAGAAACGTTCTATAAGGCATGCCGTGCTGGTGCAATCCTAGGAACACTACAAGCTGGTTATACAGACTTCAAGTTTCTTTCACCAACATCAAAAGAAATCTTTGATCGTGAAGCACTCTTAGGTGTTTCTATCACTGGTTGGATGAATAATCCAAAGACATTGTTTGATGAGAAGATTCTTGCAAAGGGTGCAGAGATTGTAAAGCAGACAAATAAAGAAGTAGCAGAACTACTTGGTATTAATCCAGCTGCTCGTACTACTTGTGTTAAGCCATCAGGTAATGCTTCAGTTCTTCTTATGACTGCATCTGGTATACATGCTGATCACTCACCAATGTATATTCGTAACATTCAGTTAAACAAAGATACTGAAGTTGCAAAACTGATCAAAAGAATCAATCCTAACATGGTAGAAGAGTCAGCATGGTCAGCTGGTAAGACTGATTATGTTATTTCTTTCCCTGTTGTTGCTAAGGAAGGATCTATCTTTAAGGATGATTTGATTGGTATTAAGCATTTAGATCTTATTAAGAAGGCACAGGAGTTCTGGGTAAATGCTGGAACAAATATTGAAAGATGCGCTCATCCTGGCATACGCCACAATGTTTCTAACACTGTCATTGTTGACAACTGGGATGCTATTGAGGAGTACGTATATAATAATCGCAATTATTTTGCTGGCATTTCATTTCTACCAATGACTGGTGATAAGGATTATTTCCAAGCACCAAATACACAAGTATTGAATGCTGCTCAGCTTACTGAAAAGTATGGAGCAGGAGCTATCATGGCATCTGGTCTTATTGTAGAAGCATTAAAGTCATTTGATAATCTATGGCTTGCATGTATGACAGCAAATGGTTACGGTGAAGATCTTACAGCTGATAATCATCAGAACACTTTAAAGAAGGATTGGATTCGCAGATTCAAAAAGTTTGCAACTAACTACTTCAACGGTGATATTAAGAAAGCTGAGTATTGCTTTAAAGATGTTTATCTACTTCATAAGTGGGAAAAAATTCAACAAACTATTTCCGACATCAAGTGGGAAGACGAGCTTAAAGAAGTCAAATATATAGATGTAGATACTATCGGATCTGCTGCTTGTGTTGGTGGTGGATGCGAACTATTCTAACACCTTGTATTAAGGTTTGTAAACTAGATCCTGTTACATCTGTTTGTATTGGATGTAACAGGACTCTAGAACAAATCCAAAAATGGCGTATATATACTGATGATCAAAAAATTAAGATCATGGAAGAACTAAAGGATAAAAAATATGGATTGGGATGCACTAATTGAAGTTTTAACTGAATCTGTCAGAGAAGATGCTACTAGAGGTGAGATTTACAGAAAGTTATTTGATCTTGTTGGCACGAGAGATGCTTCTGATAGTGAAGGTCAAGATGATGTGTTTGATAACGTATTGAGTAAATATGTTTGGGACGATGATGATGAAGACCAATACAATGATGATGATGGGGATGGTTTTGATTATGGCGAGGATGAATAATAATATTTTATGATTATTGTTGGTATTGATTATAGTTTGTCATCTCCTTGTGTTTGTATTTGTGATTCTAAAAATTTTGGATTCTCAAAGTGTAAGTTTTATTACTTAACTGAAACTAGAAAGTATGATGTAGACTTTGATAATATTCATGGTGACTTACATGAAGATTATTATAGTAACGAACAAAGATATTTTAACATTGCAAAATGGGCAATGTCAAAGATTCCTGAAGATGCCAAAGTATACATGGAAGGATACTCAATGGGATCAACAGGTTTAGTGTTTAACATTGCAGAGAATGCTGGACTGCTTAAACACTTTTTATTCAGAAGGTGCTATGATTATACAATAGTTCCTCCTACTGTAATTAAGAAGTTTGCTACTGGCAAAGGTAATGCCAACAAACAATTATTACAGGATGTGTTTGAAGAAAACACTGGATATAATATTAAAAAGAAGCTAGGGTTATCAGATAAACAATGGAACCCTTCTTCAGACATTATTGATAGTTATTTCATTTGTAAATATGGTTATGAACAGGAGTTAAAAAATGTTAAATTGGCTTAAAGAATTCTTCGGTATTGGACTCAATGAAGTCAAAGAAGAAGTTAAACAAGTAGAAGTAAAAGTAAAGAATGCAGCCGCAGCTACTGTACAAACTGCAACTGCAGAACTTAAGCAAGTAGAAGCAGAAATTGCATCTGCAATTGGTAAAGCAGTTGAAGCAGAACAAAAAGCTGTCAAGGCAGTCAAAACAAAAGCAAAAGCAGCTACAGACAAAGTAAAGTCAAAGACAAAGAAGAATGCAAAGAAGTGATGAACAAATAAGGGTCTGTTCTGAGATAGGTAGTACAGTTCCTGTAGTTATAGGTAATTGTCCTAAATGCGGCTCAGGTAACAGATCCTTAGTTCTCACCAATTTTGCATTGAATGGTAGAAACCCTAGTGCCAGCATGGTATACTTTAAATGTTTGGTATGTTTAAGCACTATAGAAAAATTGATAACCGAAGTTTCAGAGGATGATTGATTATGGCAGCTAAGAAAAGAAAGACATATGTCTCTAAAGGTAAGTACTCAAGTATTGCACCTGAGACAGTCAAAGCAATGAGACGTGATCGTACATATACCGATAAACTGTTTGCTCAGTTGAAGCAATGGGCTAGAGGTAGACGTACAATGGTAACCATTCCTAACCCTAATAAGAATGAAACCAATAAACCTTTTATTAGAGTAGAAGGCAATCATCCCGCAGCTTTTGGTCCATGGAAGAGATCAGACAAGGATATGGGAATAAGGATGTCAAATGATTGAAGTATACGGACGACCAAATTGTAATTGGTGTGTGAAAGCAAAAGAATTACTTAATCAGCATGGTATGAATTATCGTTACCTTACAGTAGGTGAGGATGTTGGTATCACAGAGATAACTGAAATGTTTCCTGGTGTAAGAACTGTTCCTATTGTTGCTGTTGATGGTAAGCGTATTGGTGGTTATGAAGAATTGAAGGTGTATCTTGAGGAGACAGCTGGTGGATTTGGTGATGGAGCTTTCTAAAACTAACATAATGAATATGTTAAATTCTGGTATAGTAAATGTCAAGTTTACTAAAACAGATGGTACAGAGCGTGATATGAAATGCACGTTGATGGAAGCTATGGTAAAACCTCACGAAAAGAAGACTGATCGTGAGAAGAAGTTAAATGAGAATATTATCTCGGTTTGGGATGTGGATAAAGAAGCTTGGCGCTCATTTCGATATGACTCAATTATTAGTATTAATAAATAATAGTAATACCCATACTAATATCAGGAACAATCATGTCGGACTTAATAGCAACCCCGCTTATGGCTAAGTTTATATCTGGTCTAGGCGGTCTTGTTGGTGGAGTATCATTCATGGCCTTTTATACGCCTTGCAATGTTTGGGATGCAGCAATAAGATCAGGACTTAGTGTTTTAGCAGCTGTTATATTTGCACCTGTTGCAATTGAATGGCTTAAATGGATCCCATCATCAGATAATATGATAGCAACATCTGTTGTATTAGGTTTCTGTGCTTGGAGTCTTATATCATTTGCTGCTCGCCTTCTCATTGGGCTTCAAGATGAAAAAGTTGAGTTGAAATTGCCAGGATCAATCTTCAAGAAGCAGGATTGATTTTTTATTATAGGTTTTTGTTATGGAAAAGAATGAATTAAATAAGAACGCTCGGGGTGGTACTGAGCTGATGCAGGAACGTCTACATGGATCATTACCGGCTGATCTATTAGACAAGTTTCAGATTATACCATCCCGAGTTCGTGATTTAGATCCAGACAAGAAGAAGATCCTTTGGTTGCATGATCTTCCTGGCGATCCAGAATCAGAACATCTCAAGGATGCCAACTTAAGAAAAAGATTTGATAAGATTGTATGTGTCTCTGATTGGCAGATGCAGCTTTACAATCTTATGTCTGGATTGCCATATTCAGAATCTATCGTAATCAAAAATGCTATTCATCCAATTGAAATAGAAAAGAAACAATTTGATGGAACAATCAATCTAATATATCACACAACACCACATCGTGGTCTAGAAATATTGATCCCTACATTTGAAGAGTTAGCTAATAAGCATAAAGACATCCATCTTGATGTCTACTCATCTTTCAGCATATATGGTTGGGAAGAAAGAGATCAACAATACACTACTTTATTTGATCGATGTAAAGCTCATCCTCAGATTACATATCATGGTGCTGTTCCAAATCAACAAGTGAGAGAAGCACTAAAGAAATCTCATATCTATGCTTATCCATCTATCTGGCCAGAGACAAGTTGTCTATCTGTAATAGAAGCTATGTCTGCTATGAATCTAGTTGTATGTCCTAACTATGCAGCACTACCAGAGACGTGTGCTAACTTTGCTATGATGTATCCATGGAACGAAAACAAGAATGCACATGCAGTTCAGTTTGCACATACGTTAGAGTTTGCTATTGATACAATAAGAAAAACTCAAGGCAAAGAAGATCCTTACCTTGAGTTTCAAAAGAATTACTTTGATTATTTTTATGGTTGGGATAAAAGAAAAGGAGAGTGGGAAGCTCTCCTTAGGTCAATGGTATGATTACTTACTGATTATTTTGACGCTATCGATACCTAAACTAAATTTGTCTTTAAGATATCGGTTGGATTCGTAAGTGGCTTTTTTCTTAGATAGATTTTGTCTAACAAATTTACGTCCATCTTTAAATTCAACTATTACCTGGTAATCATATCTTGGATCTAATTTACTTAGTTTCATTACTTCACCATAACCGTTCTGATAAATCCATCCTTATCAACAGACTGAGACTTAAGCTTCCAGCCTTCCCCAACAAGTAAGTCAATACGCTTGCTAGCATATTTACGATTCTTGCTGGTAATTACATACTGTTGATTATCAAGCTGCATAGACGTCTTCTCCATTAATAAACCTGTGAGCCAGATAGTCGCTGACAGAAGCTCGACAGTGTTTGTTATTATCTGGTCCAACAAAATATGTCAGAACAAATCCACCTGTTGACAGATAGTTAGCATCATTTTCACCACGTGCTACATAATCCATCCAATTATAGACATCCTTCCAGTCAGTAAACTTGTCATGGAGCGCATCGTTCATCTTATACACAGCCATCGCTGTCCGTTTGAACGAGATGTCATCTATTTCTAACATATCAAACTGCCTTTCGTTCGTTGGCAAGAATCTCATTAGAGATTGTGTTCATGAGGACCATAATCGCGGTAGTGGCTCCCGTCTGATGAGCCCATGGAAGGCGCTCGATCATCTCAAAAGTCTCATCCCATGCTTTCTTGACCGTCTTACGATCTGCAAATAAGTCGTGACGAATTGATTGTGCAAGTTCTTCGTTTGTCATATTAAGCTACCTTATATTGATCGAGAAAATATTCTTTAAAACCTTCGTAGAAGGCACCACTTTCCATAGCCTCAATGAGCATATCTCCATTGCCGATAAGAGCATTATTCATGATATACTCGGAATATTCCATATCAAGATCGCCATTGTTTAACATCACTTCAAATTCATCATCTGTAATCATATTATGCAGCTTCCTTTTTCTTTTCCATTTTATATTCGAGTTCTTTTGAAAGAATATACTTTGCGACATTCATCATCTTACGAGCACGATCATGCTGACCAAACTCCATAACATGCTGTGCATCTGAGAGAATTGAAATTACTGTCATCTCAATCCCTGACATCATTGTGGTAAAGCTCTTGATATACTCTTGCTCAATTTGTCCCTTAGACATACCAAACATCAGTTCTTCTTCGTGTGTCATTTCTATATCTCCATTGCTCATATTATTAATATCCGATATTTTAATAAAAAAAGCAACAGTTTATTTTCCCTGCAATTTCAATAGGTTACAAATTAACAGGTAAATACTTGAAATTACGTGATATTTTACTAAAAAACTAACCCCTTGAAAATACACGATAATTATTTTGTTGCCTTTTTTATTAAAATATCGGAT